TTCTCTAATCTTTCCACTTTCATCAACCAAATTAAACGCTTTAAGCGTATGTTGGAATGGATTTCCTTCAATCGCAATTACCTGCTCAAGCATTTGTCTCGCAATATCCCTTATCTCTACCTGGGCATGAGTAGAATATCTCAACCCAAGGAAATGAGCAAATGAACGGAAGTTAAACATTACATCAGCCGTCAACTGAATACCATATGGCAGATATAGTCTGGCGCTCTCTTTCGCACGCTTACGAGATACGCCCTTGGCTACAAGACGATTTAAACACTCATGGTAACTTTTAAGGCTACCTTCCATGTGTTCTACATAAAGATTAATTTCTGCATCATCCCAGTCTTGTGGAACGTAATATTTGTCGTCTTTAAGTTCCTTATAACGGGCACTCTCGCCATTTACTGAAACACCAATACGATGTTTGATAATATGGATATGTGAAGCTATATCACTTGTTACAAGGAAATGTAGGCTGGACTTTTCAAATGGAGTTTCATGATGGTTTTCTGCAAGCATCTTAAGAAGAGCTGGCATTCTACCAAGCTTGGCTTCATCAATGTCACGAACCGTTGAAGTCCAAGCAGACATTGCATGTTGCAAATCTCCACCATAATGTCCAAGTAGCTCTACAGAATTGTTATGTTGTTCTTTCATACGCTTTCTCCATCCCATTTATCGCAAGAAACATAAGGAAGCTTATCATCTTCAAGACTTGGTTTCATTTGCAGGACAAGATCATAACACTCTCCATCTTGACAATCAACCTTGATGGAAACTTCTTTTTCTGACTTACCAGAAGAGATAAGTTGATTAATTCCTTTTTGTAACGCTTCTAAAGCTTCTCTTGTTCCAGATATACGTGCGGCTTCATGTGGTTGTGGTTGTGAATGAATATGAAGTGTGCTCATTTAATTTCCTCTACTTGTTCTATCTCTTCTAACATAAGAGTATATGTTCTTTCAACTCTCATATCATTTCTCATTTTAAAACAACCAATCTCCAAAAAGAAAATCCCATTAACAGCTTTCTTTGTAAGAAGGGTGCCAATGAGAATTCTTTTTTCCATATCTTCTGGATCGTATCTTCTTGTAAGAACTCCAGAAGGATCAATAAGACCCAATTTTCTTGGGTCTTTAAACTTGATCTTCAACGTTATGCCGATTGGTGCTTCATGAACAATATCATTTATTGATCTTTCTTTCTCTTTCTTACGAGAAAACAGATTTTTGAATTGATCAAACATTGTTAGACGATAACATAAAGCTACATATAAATAAACAGCCAATCATATAAGCACATCAATGCGCTCTATGAGTTCTGTTCAATCCATATCTAAATATTGCATTAGCGATTTGACGACTTGGAATAAACAAAGATAAATGATGCATATTTCCAATATAAGAACTGGCTAAACCAATAACTCTACCATGTGAGTTTAGTAAAGGTCCACCAGAAAATCCGCCAACAAGTGGAATAGAAGCTTGTATTGCAACTAATTGTCCATTAGAAATAACATTCCGTGATATAATGCCATCCACTATAGACCAAACCAACTCTAATGGATGTCCCATTAGATATACTCTTTGAGCTACTTGCAGATTACCAAGTTGCAATGTTAAGAATACATCAGAAGGAGCTGTTCCTTCTTGTAACTCTAATATTGCTACGTCATTACCTGGATCAACATACATAACTCTTGCTTCATTAAGAACATCATTTATAAAACGACGATTTAACATATCGATATCGCCATATCTTACAAATTGAACTACATCTCCAACAGGATTTTGTCTTGTTGGAAGCTGAATAGTCATATCTCCTATGCGAACAACACGTAGTTGTTGCAAACAATGTAAAGCACTTACCATTAATCTATCAGAAACAAAAAATCCGCTGCAAAACACCTGTGCGGTTTGATCAGCGGACGTTTCAGTTCTATTATGTATCAAAGCGACCGTCGCTCGAAGTGCCGTATCCAGCGGCGGTCCTTCCCTGTCTCTACGGACAGGGACACTACTATGGCAGCTATATAATAGCCCCACCATCACAATCAACGCAATTAAAATCTTTTTCATAACATACCCCCATATTAATAAATATAGGTGTCATGTGTGTTCTTCATCACACAAGTTTTCATAAATTAATTAATTGGTTTTCTATAATTGTTTTACCCAAATAACGACCAAAATCATGATCAGAACGATAGTGAACGCCAATAATAATTCTGGATATTCCTATATTTTTACCCAGTTTAAGCAATCCATCCTTATGTTCTGGATATCTCTTTGAAAGTAACTCTCCCAATATGTAACCTTCAAATGAGTGTCCACTTGGATATGATGGAGTTAATGCATTATAGGCTTCTACTGGAACATATAAGTCTAATCCATAATAACTTGCAAGTTGATACGGTCTTGGACGATTATAATGTTCTTTTAAACGAATTAATAAAGGCTCCAACTCATTTAGAACTTCATTTAAATCATCCTTTTTTAAATCGTCAACACCATGACGATTTAAATATTCAATAAATAAACCAACATGATCTTTTTCTGCCTTTTTGCAAAACTCAAGCGTTATATCAGATAAATTCTCAATTTTATCTACAAGCTTTAAAAGTTCCCTTTTTGTTTGATTAGAAGAGTTTGAAGGAGGTGGTAGTTCAAATAAATGATCGTAAAGGTCTAATTTAATTAACTTCTCACTAACTTCATCATGTTGCAAAGTCTTTTCCTTATATTTTAAGGAAAGATTACCATATGTAACTTTATCGATAAAGCTCATAACCACCGCTTGTTTTCATTAAGCTGATACAAATCATCTTTTGATATTTTTTTATACTTACGGCAGAAGATCTTTACGATATTACCGGCTAAAGTATAAGCCTCGTTCTCGTATACCGTGTCTATGTCTCCCATCTCATTCATAGGATCAACATTCTCTAAATGCTTATCAAGTAATCCTGTCTCGTCTTGTCTACGATGGGTTAACTCATGAGCAATCGTTCTTAAAACATCTACTATAAGACGCTTACCAACCAAGATATGCATTGTATTGTTACTACGATTATACATACCGGTTGTCATTTCCGGCTTCTTAATCATATGAAGATGCATCGTTGGCATATCTTCAATCTTTAATATGCGATTACAAAACTTAATAAAGTCTATTATTGTTTCGTATGATTTCGGATTTAACTCCTTATCACAAACAATCTTAAGCTTATTCTTTGTAACTGGAATATGATTTTCTTCTAAAGCCTTATATGTAGCTTTTGGTAATGACCCAGGTGTTGAAGAACCGCTCCACATTACAGCTACATTAATGTTTTTACTATTTCTATTTTTATGATGCTGTGGTCCTTTAAGATTTTTTCCTTCTGGATCACTCGGATCATCACTATCAATATCTTCTTCTTCAGAACTTAATCCTTCTGAATATCCAATGGTTGAACCATAAGAATTGATTTCTTCTAAACTCTTCTTTTTTCTTTTTCCGGCAGGCTTAAATTTGCCAGAAAGAGGAGCGGTAAAGCCTGCTATAGCACCGGTTGAAGCCATACCTCCTCCACCTGTGCTAATTGCAACTTGTTCTTCTAACTCATCTTCTAAAAGATATTCTAAAAGCTTTTTTAAATCTTCATGCATATCTTTTAAATATTGAGCTAATCAATACTTTCCTACGCCGGATGGATCCCAGTTTGTTGGGATCTTCTTACCATCTTTCCAGCACTTATCTGTTTGGGCTTTTAATCCCAATACTGGAACTCCATATTCTACAACAACCTTCTGCCAGATACCCATGCCAGGATCTGATGGTTTCTGTCCATTAGACTGCCTGTGTGCCCAGATATATTCTATAGGCATTCCTGCTGCTCTGCCATTCTCTACCAACCATTTAAGAGCGGCTCTAAACGTCTCTATAGCCTTGTCATCCAATGGAGTTGGATCGCCGCCCCATGTTGTCTTTATATCTTCTCTAATAGGCGTCTTGGGGTCGTCCAATAACCCTGGATAATGACCTTCACACTCTAATCCAAGAGAGAATGAGTTAAGGTCATTTCCATGATAAAGATACCAATCTAATGGTGCGGTTATAACATATACACCGTCTCTATACGCTACTGCATGGGCTGGAATACCTAATGCACGTCTATAGGCTTTTTCTCTATCGTTTGCAGGTCCAAATACACAGGCAGTTTGATGAATAGTAATGCCCGTTACCGTTTTTGGATCACGACAAACTGTTTTACCCTTAAGGGTTTTTGATGTGTTTACAACCTTACCATCTGCTCCCTTTTTGGGGGGGAATGGATTTTTTTGTTCGGCTCTTAAATCTAATACTCTTGTTGTCATGTTATCAGCCCTCGCACCATGTGCATTCTGTTAGTTCTCTCTTATATACCGCATTACTATTCTGTTCAGCCTTAAGAATAGATGTTGAACGAAGATAATAAAGGCTCTTTAATCCACTATTAGCAGCTTCCAAGTGAACTTGATTAATATACTTTGGATCGCTGTTAGCCGGGAAGAAAACGTTAATGCTTTGTCCTTGATCAATAAACTTCTGTCTTTCAGCCGCCAACTTAATAATAGCAAACTGATTTAGTTCTCTTGCCGTAAGATATACTTCCTTTTGTTCAGCGGTTAAGCATTCCAAATGTTGAACAGAACCGTCATTCTTAAGGACTGAACCCCAAACTTCATCGGTATCCTGTCCAATGCCTTTAAGAAGCTTCTCAAGTTCTGGATTTCGTCTTACGAATGTTCCCTTTGCACTCTTTTGAGCAAATGCATTAGCAATCCATGGTTCAATACCTTGAGACACGTTAGATGCAATAAGAGAGTTAGATACGGTTGGAGCTATAGCCATAAGAGTAGCATTTCTTCTGCCATGACCCTTACACCATTCTGGTTCACCATATTCTTTTGCAAGATATCCGGTAGCTATTTCAGCTTCTTCTCTAATCTTCTTAAAGATAATCTTATTCTGGAGATAAGCCTGTAAGCTATCAAATGCAATCATATTCTTTTGGAAGTATGAGTGTAGACCGAGGACACCAAGACCAAGGGCACGAGACTTTTTAGCAAAACGAAGTGCTTTTTCAAAACCTCTTAAGTTAGCCGATTTTTGAATAAACTCTTCCATTATTCCATCAAGGAACCATACAGAAAGCTGAACTGTATCTGTATCCTTCCATTCGTCCCATCTTGCAAGATTAAGGGAAGAAAGGCAGCAAACAAACGTGTGATCCTTGTCCGTTGGAAGAAAAATTTCGGAACAGAGATTAGAACCCTTTAGTCTAATCCCAGTATTCTTTAATACTTCTGGAGCTTGATCATTTGCATTGTCAGAGAAGAAAACATAAGGCTCTCCAGTCTCTACACGGCTTTTAATAAGTTCCCTCCAGCGTCTACGGGCTTCCGTGTCTCCAGCCTTTACCTTGTCTATAAAGGCATTAGAGACGCAAACACCATGATGAAGATTAAGGCATTGACGATTGGTATCTCCAGTTGGACGACGGCTATGAAGGAATTCATCAAAGTCACCATGCTCAATATCAATATAAGCAGCACAAGCACCTCTACGGGTAGAACCCTGTGATATGCCAAGAATAACGCTATCTGCCATCTTCATAAATGGAACAACTCCATCCGAATGACCACCCTTGGATATCGGTGCTCCCTTTGGACGAATATCATTAATGTGTATAGCCGTTCCACCACCATACTTGGATAGCATTGCTACTTCTTGTAGGGTTTCAAGGATCTCATATGTGTCATCTGCCATATATGAAGAGAAACAAGAAATAGGAAGACCTCTGTCCGTTCCTGCATTACATAGAACTGGAGTAGAAGGACATAGCCAGTTCTTCCATAATATATCAAAAAAACGAGCTTCAAGTTCTGGCTTCTTAAGAGAACGAGATACTGTAGAAGCTACACGACGATACATCTCTTTTGGAGTTTCTTCTCCAAACAAGTAACCGCCACATAAAGTTTGATAAGCAGAGTTTTCAAGCCATTCCGGTGCATCACCAGCCGCTTTTAATTGTTCTAATGTCTTCATATATTATTTTCTCTTCAATCAAAACATATCGTCAAAGTTGACAACTCCACGGCTATAATCCGTTGGCTTAACGCTGAAGAAATCATCAAGTCTAACTCCAGCACCAATAGCATCAAACCATTCCATACGCTTCAATGCATCCTTGTCTACATTCTTCCAGTTTTGTTTTAAACCGAGTTTTCCAAGTTGCATGTTTGCACGGTGACGAATAAAATCTTTCAAATCCTCTTTCGAAAGACCTTCAATGTCGCCTTTCTCAAAAACACTATCAATAAAGTTGTCCTCTAAAGAAACAGTATCTCTTGCCGCTTGGTAGATTTCTTTTTTGAACTCGTCTGTCCAGATCTCTTTATTCTCTTCAATAAATGTTCTAAACAAGTAACAACCAAACTCCGAATGTAGCGTCTCATCCTTTATACTCCATGTGACAATCTGGCTCATGCCTTTCATCTTATTATAACGAGAGAAATGCAAAAGAACAGCAAATGAAGAGAAAAGTGAAACGCCTTCCGTAAATGCTGAAAATACTGCAAGAGATTTAGCCATTGCCATTTTCTTCTCTATGGTCATTTCAGTAGTATCAATGTTTCCAGTCTCTACAAGACGATCAATCTTTGCCTTAATATTTGGATCCGCAAGAAATGCTTCATAATCAGCAAATCCAAGAGTTTCATCAAGTAAAGAATAAGCTTGCGTATGAATAGTCTCAAAAGAAGCCATTGTTGTAGCAGCCATAACAATCTCTGGATGCTGAAACCAACGACCTACCTTGTTTGACCAATAATCATTAACGAATATCTCGGTCTGGGTAAATCCCTTTAGAATGCCGCCAATTACAGACTTTTCAGAAGGCGTAAGGTTCATATTCCAATCAAGTAGATCCTGATTGAGAGTTACCTCCGAAGAAAGCCAATGCGCTTGCTGCTGTTTAAGCCAGAAGTCGAAACTTTGTGGATATAAAAATGGCTTGTAATTGATACGGCGTTCTAATAGGGACATATTACCTCAATGATTTTTCTGGAAATCTCTAATCTTTTCACGGAAGAAGTTCTTTAGATTTCCATCCTCAAGCTCTTCTTGATTGGATTTGGCACGATTAAACTCTTCTTCCGATAGGACACGAAGTTTAGAACGAGCTGTATCCAAATGTACTTGGAATTGCACACCGTCAACACCGGCACGGTTCTTTGCAATGAATACGTTACCATATCCAGTAGATTTAGCCATAGACTTTCTTGCAAGACCAATAACGAAATCTGCTACGTGTGCCTGACCATAAGCTTCTGCCATGTTGGTAAGGTCAACATAGTCCTTGTTAGCGCCTTCCTTATTGGACTGTGAAGCCGTCCATACAGGAATATCTACCTCATTAGCAAAACCACGAAGTTCTTCATAGATTTTCTTTAGTTCAAGACGTAGAAGCTCATACTTTTCTGTTGAACGCATGATACCGGCATAATCAATGATCAATACGTCTGGACGGAAACCTTCAATTGTCAACTTATCAATATGTGAACGAAGGGTATTGATGGTTGCCGTTCCAGTTGCATAATATTTGATCTTTAGACGACCAAGAGTTTCTGCATTGTCTTCATAGAACTTTTTAATCTTCTCTTTGTGCTCATAGCAATCAATGCTATCAATTCCAAGCAAATGGCTATCATAACGAATGCCGGTTGCTCTTTCATTTAGCTCAAAGGTATAATGAAGGACATTCTTACCTTGTAGAAGGGCTTGTGCTCCAAAGTGTACAAGCAAATGGCTCTTGCCTACACCGGTAGGAGCAATGATTACACCAAGTTCGCCAGCACCAAGACCACCATTAAGGATCTTCTTTTCATCAAGCTGTGGAACTCCAGTTGCTACGGTTCTACGGAAGGTTTCGCTATAACGGGCATCAACATCGTCCCTAAGCTCAAGCCCAGGAGAATGCTCATTACCGGCATTGATAGCCGATTTAATCGTCTCTACTACCTTCTCATACTTCTCTGTCTCAATGAACTCAATGGAGGCTTCAAGAGCCTTCTGGAGCCCTGCACGCTTACAGAAGTCAAGTGACTTCTCCTTAACGTAGCCGAGATCACCGAGATCATTGTTTTGCTCCACACGAATAAGGAAATCGTGGATTTGTGAACGAAGAATGCCATCTGAAGGGTTCTTTAGTTCTGAAGCAATGATTTGTGCAAGAAGCGCCATTGATGGAAACTCCTTATATTTCTTATTGTAAGACATATAAGTGTCTGCAATCTTTTTAAGATATGCATACTGGAAGAAATTTACATCAAGAACCTCTGCAAACTGGGAAGCCCAGTTTCTATCTATCAGGAAAGCCTGGACAATCTTCTCTTGGAAGCTCTTGTCAAAAGAGAAATGCTTTCCAGCTTCTGCCTTGGTGGGCTCTGGTTTAACTTGATCAACGTTCATCGTTTTCATAAATACTACGCTCATAGGTTCTTTCTACCTTACCTTACTTAATTCTGAATTTTTATTTAAACCCTTATTTTTATCGAAGAAAGTTACGCATCTGCGAACAAAACCGGTCATAATCAAAGGTTGCATTAATACCGCACTCAAGCACAGTCTTAATCAATCCAAGCTTATCCATCTTTGGTTCATGGCTGTCTACAATGTAGTTTATCTTATTAATCTGACTGGCACTAAGATTGCTACTGTTCAAATACATTAACTCCCAATTACGCCTTAACAACTCTTCACATTGGGATATGTGGTCATATATTGCAATAGGTTTCTTCTTTCCTATATTCGCTGCACGGGCTTCTGAAATGATGGTAGCTATATCCAGGTCTTCTTCTGTAGAAGCCATTTTAGGAAATCGTTTAGCTACCGTCTTGAACCCCGCACCAGGGACACCAGCTACGTTATCGCTATCATCTCCAGCTATGGTTTTAGCCAAACAGAAGTTTCTGGCAGAAATACCAAACTTATTGATTACTTCATTTCCGGTTACAATCTTACGGGTAGCCGGATCATATATTTCTATAAGGGGATTATGAAGTAATTGGTAGAAGTCTTTATCGTTAGACACGATAATCTTTTTGGCGTTTACATTACGTAACTTATCTTGAGCAAGATATGCAATGATATCATCACATTCTGTATCTTGCACGTAAATCTGACATACGGGAGTGCTCTTAAGTAGAGCTGTTAGCATTGTGATCTGTTGAACCCTTGTTTGATCATCTAATGCCAAAACATCCCGAATGCTCTCCTTGCCTTGTTGGATTTTCTTCACTTCCTTCATCTTGGCTCTATTCGCCTTGTATTCGGGGGAAATGTGTTTGCGCCTTTGAGACGGACCACCGTTTTCCCAGACAACGTATACACGGGATGGGCAGAAGGTTCCAACGAGGTAGTCAACCGATTTCATGAACCCAACCACTCCACCAACCGGCTGACTACGGAGATTTATTTCTTGATTAACTAAAAAATGCCGAATAAAATTATTGAATGCGTCAATGATTATTATCGGTCTTTCTGTGGTTGGTTGGGACATAGATTTAACATATACCACCCACTTTAATTGATATACCACTTAGAAATGATTTTTTCGTCAATATTTAAAGCTAACTATTAGTTCTCTTTAAGAGAAAGGAATTTTAAAATGAAGATTTCAGTAACACAACTTAAGAAACTTATCCGTGAACAAGTTGAGATGGCAATGAGCGAAGGTCCAACTGGTGGTGGAGATCGTGTTGAATCAGTTTATAAGGAGATAGTAGCTATCTGGAGAGATGAAGCAGGATTTTTGAGTGATAAGGGTAGTGAAATAGACCAAAAGTGGCGTGCTAAAGCTGAAGAATTAGCCCATCTTCCACCACAGGGATTGGCTGATGGTTTAGAGGAACAAAGAAAAGACGCACGCACGACCTTTAAGTGGTTACAAAGTCTTTGATTTAAAAAATAGCAATTTAAGATTGCAATATTGAAAACGCCGCCTGGAAATTAATCCCGAGCGGCGTTTTTCTTTTCTATCTTTTATGTTTCAGCGACTAGCTGCATATTTCGTGAGAGTCGGTAGAACTTCTATTAAAAAACTTTTAAATTCTTCTTCCGAAAGAGAACCTTTAAACGAATTTATGGCGAAAGCACATAGCACAACATTGTCTTTTACATAACCCATGTTTGGGTCTTTTCTTTCAACACTAATGCTATTGTATTGTGATATTCCAACATTGTGAACCATCTCTATGCCACTATAATAACATTTGCGATTTTGTTTCTCAAATATTTCTAATAGTATTTGACCGGTTAAATCACAAGGCAAATTTAGTTTTCTTCTACTCTTATCATTTAATCCGTGTGCTTTCGCAATAAAATAAGATAACATATCGGTTTTATATGCATGAGTTTTTTTTGCATATCCTTTTTTAACACAAGGATAATTTGCAAAACAATTTTTACATACTTTTTGAAAACCATCTCCAGTAGAACGATTTTTTGAAAATTCAAAAGTTGATTTACTTGTATTACACTTATTGCAAACTTTTATTCCATTTATTATGGATTGACATTTATGTCGTCTTTTAGCTTCTCGTGGTCGTTTATTAGCAATAACTCCACACCTATCACAAATAACCTTAATAGGATACTTTGCGCCATAAGTAAGAGACGATAAAGTGTATCCGAATTCTTTTATCGTTAATTCTTCAAGATATTTCCAGTTGCCATATGTCATTAATATAAATATGTGGCTGCAAAGGTTTTTACTTTCCCGACGAACCGAAACCAGCAGAACCTCTATTGGTTTCAGTTACCTTATCACTCTCAGCCATTACTACCTCTCCAGCAGTAGACACCTTGTAAACTACCAACTGTGCAATACGATCTCCAACGCTAAATACAGCGTCTTCTGAACCCATATTAACAAGGGTAACGCCTATCTCACCACGATAGTTTGGATCTATAATGCCACCAACAGGGAATACTCCCTTGCTGGCTAATCCACTACGTCCCTCAATCTTCATAAAAATACGATTACGATCATTATCCATTATAGGCATATCTGCAAGTTGAATACCAGTTGCCATCTTTTTTACAGTTCCGGCTGGAATGGTAACATTCTCC